ATGAACTCAAACCTTTTGCAGTATCGCAGTCTCCTGACCGAGAGTTTTTCCGCTCGAGATCGGGGCCGTGTCGATTTGGAAGAGGAGCTCTTGGACCGGTTGGACCAGCTCTGGCTTTCGTTCTCCGAGCGTGAGCGTGAGGAGTCCGAAGTCCTCGCGCGTGCGGTTGATCACGAGTACAGCCGGTCTCAGAACTCCACGTCGTTTACCTTCGCGGCGGGGCGGCTCGTTGTGAAGACCGGTGGCGTGACTCGTTTGAGAGGGTACAACACCCACTTTCCGTCCTTTGGGAAAAAGGACGTGAGGCTGGCGCCGCCTGTTGTTGGGTGGTGCGAGCAGGTGTTGCAATCGGCATGAATATCGAGAAGAGCAAAGACCAATTGTTGCGAACACGTGGTGCCCACACAATTTTCTGCGACGACATTAGGCAGGAGTCATCCGGGAAATTGCTCATAGTCGGCATGTACGGTGACTCTCTAACTGTACCTTCGTTTCCTTGCCAACTTCCTGATCTGCGCCTGATGATCACGATGACATCTCCTATCGAGGTGCCATTTGAGAGTGCGGAAATCAGAGTTAGCTTTGATCGTGAGGTGCTGATGACAATGTCTCTCGATGACCCCTCCACTCCAGACATGTCGGTTGGACCATCTGATGAAGATGTATCCGCTGGGGTTATGCGAGTGCATCACATGACGGCATTTATGGTTCTTGAGTCAGTTAATATTGAGAAGCCGGGCAACCTTCTTGTTCGAATTCAAACAGAATCAGAGCTAATTCCTGCCGGCGCGCTCTACGTGTCAGAAGCTGAATCATAGAGTTCAATTATTGACTGATTGAGCGTCTGCAAAATGATCATCACGTAGCCTCGCGAAGCGGGGCTTTTTCATAACTCCCTCTGCAGCTCTTACAGCCGCTTCGTAGCCTCATCGCGCTGCCCATCGATGCAGGCTTCTAGCACGTTCGCAGAAACAAGCCAGCGGCCTTCTCGCTACTCAAGCCGACTACCGGAACTAGGTGTGATTGGCGCATTGAGCATCTGCTCGCGCCCCCGGCTTCATCCCAGGTGGGGCTGTGCTTGTTGGCTGTCGCGTGCTCGGAATGAGGTATCTTCAAGGTAGGTGAAGGACTCGCATAGGTCAGTCGTGCATATCTTCGTTGACGAGTCTGGCACATTCGCGAGCACCCCTAAAACAGGGTCTTTCTGCGTTGTCGGCGCTGTTGCTGTACCAGAGTCTTCGATGCGAAAGCTGGTGGTGGCGTTTGAGAGATTCAAGATCCGTCATGGCTTCTCTAGAACGGATGAAGTCAAGCTAAGAGATCTAAAAGAGAGCGCATACAGACAGTGGCTGGAAGAGCTTTCAGCGATAGATGTCATCGCTCTTGCTGTAGCGACCGACTCATCGTTCAACTCTTCAGCAGGCGCGCACAAGGAGATCCAGGCGTCAAAGATCGAAGAGCAAGTTCCGATGATGATCTTTGATGCGGGGAAAGCGATGGTGCAGGATCTTGCTACCCGGCTAAGAAGTATTTCAGATCAAAACTATTCGGAGTTGCTGGCGCGCCTTCATCTTGTGAAGGACGTTTTCCAGCTTTCTACACTCTACTATTCCCAGCGTAAGCCAGGTGCGCTCGCGTCCTTCAAATGGAAATTTGATGGAAAGGACATACGAGAGAACGACTTTGAGAGGATATTTCGGGATTTGGCGCCAGTGATGCTTCAGACAATGAGTCTCGAAGACGGCGGCTTCAAGAAGGTTCAGGGCGGCAACTATAGCCACTTCGATAGATCTTTCCGTCTTGACGGTGACGCAAGCTGGTTATTGGGGCCTGGAGCCTCTGATGGCGTCAAGCACGAGCTTTCAAGTATCGGCAAGATGTGGAAATCCGACTTGGCTTTCGTTAGGTCACATGAGCATCCCGGAGTGCAGGTTGCTGATCTACTTGTGTCTGGCATTGGTCGAGCGCTGAGAGGGGGGTTCTCTGACAACGAAGGAGTGGCCGCAGCTATAGGGCGATGCATGGTTCAGAGATGGCACGATAGTCCTGGACTCAGTTTGTTTGCGCTTGATAGTGGAACTGGAGATAAGCGTGTCGGAAGGTCTGCAGCGCGAGTTGTGCGGCTAATGCATGCGCAGTCAAAGAAGCTCCTCGTCTAGGGCTTGCATGCAGAGTGATCGAGCTTCCATCCGGTGGAATCAAGATGCCCGCTGCAACCTCTGCCACTGTTTCGTGGCCTCATCGCGCTGACCATCGATGTAGGCTGCCAGTACGTCCGCGGCGACTAGCCACGGCGATTTCTGGCTGCCGAGACGGAACACCGGTACAGGCAGTGACTGTCGCGCAGCGCGCTTGTTCGCCTCCTCGGGCTTCATCCCGAAGTGCTGGCAGCACTTCTCCAGGGGGATGTGTCCGGTACCGAACTCAGCGAGCAGCAGGAAGACGGTAGTGGTGGTCATTGGTTGTGTCCTTGCTTGCTGCATTGGTCTGCCAGGGCGTCCAGTCGGGCTGCCTCGGCCAAGTAGTGGTTCACGCGTTCCTGGCGGATGACGGGCGGGAACTGATAGGCCTTGCTGGCCTCTTCCGCGGCTGCACGGTTGGCGTCTGCCTTCCGTCGCGGGTCGTGGTCAAAGATGTCCATTTGCGTTCGGTCAGATCGCACGACTCACCTCCTGATACCGCATGGGGCTACGATCGACGCCATGGCCACCAATCCCTACATCAACCAGACCCGCTCGCAGCTCTTTGACTCTGCGCAGAAGCGCGCCGGCCATCTGCTGAATGGCCCGCACTCCGACACCGGGCATCTGCTCCTGGCCATGGCTATGGAGCTCCACACCGCCAAGATGGCGACGCGAGGGCCGGGCGGCCAGCTGAAGGGCTCCGGTAGCCTGGTAGACGCGTACGGTCCAAGGCTGGAACTGCTGCTGCGGAACGCCCGTTATGAGGTTCTGCGGGACGCAGCCGACGCAGTGCTTGGCGCCGCCGCGGAGCGCTGGCTCAGTCCGGGCTACTACGTCGGCAGCCCGTACGAGCGCGGCATAGCGTCGGATGCCGGCCTGCTCGAAGTGCTGGCCGAGCTGTAGCTGCTGAGGAAGCGATAGATCACGCGATTGACGATTGGTGGTCATGCGGCCTGCTCCAGTTGCAGGGCAACGAACGTCCTGCGCGCCGCCAGATTCGAAAGGATGTGATCCCCCCATTGCTTCGCCATCGCGTCCGCAATTGCAGGATCGAATCGGGAGCGCTCTTTCTCACGCTCCGGCCCTGGGGGCATGCGGTGGCAGCGGGCGACGATCTCGCCATGCTCCGCCAGCACCTGCGCCTTTGCGTGCGTCGGCACCAGCGCCGGCAGGTTCTTCAGCCACAGCGTGGCGCCCTTGGTAAAGGGGCTGCCGAAGTCGTAGGGCTGCACGGTCTGCGTCGGCCGGCCCAGCACGCTCATGGCCAAGCCGTGGGGCTTGGAGTTCTCGCACCCGATGAACTCGACCGGCGCGGCCATCAGGTCGGAGAACAGCAGCGCCCCTTCCAGGAAGTCACGCATCCGGTTCGGATACTTCGGGTGCCGGCGACGTTCAGGCTGCGGCAGCGCAGTGTCATCAGGGTGGTACATCCAGCGGATGCCGGCCAGCGTGTTGAAGGTGCAGTAGGGGTGGGCAATCATCGCCGCCCAGCGGTTGGCCTGCAGATGGTTCCGAATGTCGTCCTGGATGTGCCAGCGCGGGTTGCCCTCGGATGGCCGCAAGTCGCAGGAATGGGTCTCGAAGCCGCGTGCGCGGAACGCGCTGGCAACTGTGTCGCTGTACTCACACGCCACCAAGATCGGCAGAAGATCAGACATCCTTCACCCCCTGCGGGCGGGCGGCGAGCATGGCGGGGAACGCTGGATGCGGCAGCCAATGCGTGTGATAACCGGGCCAGTCGCTATCGTTGGGCCTTCCTATCCACGCTGGTTCACCGAGCCATTCCCCACGCTCTGCATCCCACGTAAACCACACCGAATCACCGCCGCCGTTTGTCGTGTCGTCGTGCCACTCTTCCAGCGGCCTTGCCGTCGGCTCCACCGGCACCAGCACGAACCCATCCGGCGCGGCGCGCAGGGCGGCGGTGATTGCGCGAACTGCACGATGCTCTATCTCCGTCAGCATTGCTTCGCGGCGGATGCAATCGGGAACGTGCGTGATGCCGTCGCGCTCGTATTCCTGCGCCAGCAACTCCCTGGCGCGCTGCTGGTCATCCATTGCGCACCGCCTTTGCTCGCTTCTCGGCCTTGCGCTGGCGCTTTGCCTCCGCCTCAGCCTTGCGAGCATCAGTGAACTTGCGTGGCATCTTGTCGCGCTCCCGCTCAGAGCGCATGGGCATACCGTGCTCGACAGGCGCGAGTCCGGCACCGATAGCCATCAGGGCGTGCATAAGTGCGAGCTTACGCATCCGACACCCCCGCGCCGTGGCTGGTTGGCTGCTTTGCCTTGGCTCGTTGCGGCGCATGCGGTGATACCCGCGCAAATGGAAGCGCACGCTCTGCGGCCGCTTTGCACTCCGCATCGGTCGCGCCCCACGAACGCATCATCCCTTCGTGGGGCCGCCAGCTCTCTAGGTGCCGCTCGATCTGGTGCTTGAAGATGATTCGAGCGATAGCGCTGGCCATCCTATCCACCAACCCATCACGCACGGCGAACAGATCGCCTGTGGCTGGGGACTGCGGAACGACGGCCGCGTTCACGCCCCCACCTCGGCGCTGGTGGCCTGCATGTCGGCAAGCAATTTCTGGCGCACCCAGTTGATGCCTTCGCCACGCTGTTCGTGGGTGAGCATGTCGCGCAATTCCTTGCGTGCTTCTACTGCGGCGCGGTCGGCGGACATGTAGGGATGACCAGTCGGAATGTCCTCCGGGTGGTTCACATGCCACAGGTATCCGTAAGCGCGGGATAGCGCATCTCTGCCGCCCTTGGCGCTGTCCTGCAACTGGCCGTCCAGGTAGATCGCGCCTTCTTCCGGCAGCTCGTCGTAATGGGCATAGAGCCCCGGACCCGAGTGACCTGCTTCGGCATGCTGAATCACCAGCACGTCTTGCTCATCGAGCGGCTCCCCAGCGACGGGCGTTCCAGCGAAGTCGTGCAACTGCGCGATCTGGCCGTTGGTCAGTTCAAGGCGCGGCGCTGGAGTGCTGACGCCCTTGGGGCTGGCGTCGAGTGCTTGCTGTGCAGCGTCGAGCTTGGAAAGGAATGCGTTCCACAGGTGGAAGGGAACTGCGTGCGCCAAGCCTTCGCCGATGTCGCATTCTTCCGAAGCGGCACGCATGTCTTCGCAGGCCTCGACCAACGCACGGAACTGCTCAAGGTCGATCCCCGGCGCTGCGGGGGTGCTGTCACGCTTCGCCTCGGCTCGAGCAATGGCATAGGCATCGGCCACCAGCACGCCCTTGTAGTCGCTCATCAGGCGCTTGGCGAACGCAACAAGATCCTCGCAGGTAAACGACCATCCGCTCGGACCACCATCGTCCAGCATCTCTCCGTGCTCTGCTGCCACCTCATCCACCAGGTAGTCGAACGCATCGGAATCAACCGGAACAACCGGAACAACCGGCGCTGCGGCGACGGGGGAGGCGAGAATGCCGCGCAACGCCCACCGGGCCTTGGCGGCAGCTTCCATGACGTAGCCTGGCTGGTCGTCCGGCAGCTCATCGAGCGCGTCCAGTGCCTCGGACACTTTGTCGAAGTCTCTGCGGTCCACGCTCACGTTGTCATTGCCACTGCCTCCGTCTGCGTTGTCGGCAAGGCTCCAGGCTGCATATGCCAGCGTGAGAAGGAGTTCGATGATGTTGGAAGCGTCCTCAACCGCCTCCTGCGCTGCGGCGGGCTGTGCCTGCGCGCGCTGAATTGTATGAATGGGGCAGGGATGGCGCAGTGAGCCGTCGCCGCTGGGGCAGGTGCAGTCGGATGCGGTTGTGTCGTTCACTGGCGGGGTTCCTTCTTGCCTGGGCGGTGGGTGTAGCGGGAGCGGCCTGGAAGATGCGGGATGAGAAGCTTCTGCTCAGTCGGTGCGCTGTACTGCGCTACCCGACACTTCTTGCCCCGGCGGTTGAGCACGGTCACCTCTGTGGAGTGGATGACGTAGCCGTCTCGGCGGAGGTCATGGACGCGCGCGCTGGCGCGGGCGATACCGAGTTCGGTGTGGATTTCTGTTGCGGTCATCGCGCGCTGCTTGAGAGCGCCTAGCAATTCTGTGCATTGAGCTTCTTGGGTCATGGGGACCTCAGAGGTTCATCGGCACGATGATGTGCGCGGTGGCATCGGGATCGCCTTCATCCTCGTACATCAGCCAGCTAGCAATTCCCTTTCCCTTCTCGGGGGCATGCAGGGCGACGACGTTGCTATCGACTGCCGCCAGGGCCGAGATAAGTCGGCGAGGGTCGAGGGCTGCGCGGAAGTCGGGGCCTGCCGACAGAACCGCATCGCTGATGACCTCCCTGTTTTCCTCGGCCCGGTCTGCCAGATACAGCTCGCCGTTGACCATCGCAAGAATGATGACCGGCAGACCCTTGTTCTTGGTTTCGCCGAGGATCGTCGCGAAAGGGAGAAAGCGCTTCACCGCCGCCCACAGTGGGTCCCGCTTGATGGAGCTGTGCTTGCTGGCATAGCAAGAGTTCTTAACGATCTGGCGAATGTCGGTGGACTTGGCGCCAAGCAGGCGGATGCTGAGTTGCTGCTGGCCAGCCGTGACTCGCAGGACCCCTGCGAGGTCGCCGTTTACCCCGCCGATCTCGATCTTGGCGCCATCCTGCAACAGGCCAAGGAGTCGAGATACCTGACCATCTGGGACAGTGATCGATGGCCCCGTGTAGTTCACGGCCACATATGAGAGCGAGACGCCGTCGCTACCCCATACCAGGCCGTTGTCGATATGGAGGCCGCGAATGTTCGTGTAGATCGTCTCATCGTCCGCCGCGTAGCCCGCACTCTTGATAGCTGCAGCCAACACCTCCGGATCAATGTTCACGGCCTGCCAATTTTCCTCGCGTTCCGCAGGCCACGCTTCCACCGCAGCCGCCGGGACCTTGAAGTTGCTACGGCCGCGAGAAACCTTGCCGTCGTCGCGCAGGACGATCTCGCCAGGTGCAGATGCAATTGGGCGCAAGAGAGACACACGAAGCAGTGCGCTGCCGGGCTCCTTCACCGAGCACGGGAGGGTGTGTCGCATGTACGTCGCGGTGTCGGTTGTCTCGAACACCAGCGAGTCCCCATCGGCTTGCACGCGGGCATGCATGATCGTGGGGTGGGGGCTTGTGGTCGGCGCGACGCTGAGCTTCAGCGCAGAGGCGAGGACAGAGGAATCAATGGTTGCGTGCATTACGCGGCCTCGGAGTTGAAGATAGTTTTCTGGACTGGCTTGGCCAGCTGCTCCCGATAGGCGTCGATGACGCCTTGGGCCCAAACGGGGCTGCGGCCACTGGTATAGGCATCAGGGATGTCGCCTTCGTCGAAAGCGCTGAACAGCACGGCCTCATTGAGGCCGATCACGAGCCTCGTATCGGCCTCGTCGTCGCACGCGCAATCAACATCCGTGCATTCGTCGTCGTAGCAAGTCAGCGGGCTACCGTAGGCAAATGCTTGGAGCCGGCCGCCGACCCAGATACCGAATTGCAGGTCGTACTCGCGCCAGGCCCCGCCCAGATGTTGGCCGGCGCGCGTGCGGCCGGTGCTCAATAGCTCCATCGCGTCAGCCAGCTCAAAGTCGCCAGACTGCGCGCGGCGCATGGCTTCACGCTGCATGCTGTCGAGGCTGGTGATAACGCCTACGGAAGTGGGCGCAGGCTGGACTTCCGCTGCTTTTGCGATCTTTCTCGCTTTCCGGCCAGCCGGGGCGGCGGGTTTCGCCGGAGCGTGCATCTGCTCCCATTCGCGGAGAGCGCCGTCAAAGTCGTTGTGCCGACCGGTATGGCTGCACTTGCATTCGATGTTGTGGCCGCCGCCGGCTTCCATTCGGCGCTTGTCGTGCATATGACGGGCGGCATGCCCGGCCTGACAGGCCTGCAGTGGTTTTTCGTGCGAGATCATGAATTGCATGTTTTTCTCCTATTTGCCGTAGGACAGCAGCGCGAGAAGGACGCCGACGATGGCGGCAGCTGCCAGGGTCACAAGAAGGGTGCCGAGGAATTCGCGGGTGGAGTGCTTCATTGCGCACCGCCGACGAAAGCCAGGTCATAGATGACGCAGTGCGCCTGGGCGTCTGCTGCAGACAGGGGGACAACCGCAGTTGCCCTGGCGCACGCGAGGGGAACGGAGTAGGAGCCGGAGGAGACTGCATCGACAGCTTCGAGCGCGAGCAGCCAGCGGCGTTCCGAGAAGTTGTTGGTCAGCGCGACGGCTACGCCGGCCGCGCAGTTGGGCACGCGTTCGGCGGCGCGGAAGCCGTTCAAGGCTGTGCCGGCGATGGTGGCGCGCAGTCCCCAGTCGTCATGCTCGGAGAGCTCGTAGACGGCGAGGGCGGCGCAGATGCGCGGGCTGCTGATGACCAGGTCTGCTGGGATGGTCACTTCGCCATCGGTGGTGACCTCAGCGGCCGGGGAGGGCTCGGGCTGGCCGGTGGCGGCGCAGCCGCCCAGAATGAGCAGCAGGGATGCGAGGAGGGCGCGGATCATGCGGCACCCCCATTGGCATGCTCAGCGAGGAAGGCTTGGATCTTCGGCGCGAGACTGGCCGGCAGATCGATGCAGGCCGAACCAAGCCACAGGGCCGCAGGGGTGTCCGTATCAGCATCGGCTGCATCCACACGCGGCACTTGGCCGGGACGGGCACATGCGAAAGCAATGGATCGGTGGGTCCTGCTCTTCCCGACGAAGGTGTGGAGGGACATACACCAGGAGTTGTCCTTGCGCCGAGAGAGGCCGAGGTTTGCGCCAAAGCATTTGGCGGTGAATTCGACTTGTACGCTCATGCCGCACCGCCATTGGCTTCGCGCGCTGCAAGCAGCGCTTCGGCAGCTGCCGCGATCTTCTCGGGGAGGTGATAGGCCGCAATACAGATGCTGACGGCTTGAGAAACGCTGACGCCGTTGGCGACAGCGATCTGGCGAGCCTTCTCAATGAGGGCCGGTTCCATGCGAATGCTGAACTGGCGAGGCTTCTGGCCGGCCCTCTTGGGGCGGCCGGGCTTCTTCCGTGCGGTTGCCATGAACCTGATCTCCAGCCCCTGCCCGGAATGGGTGTGTCGCGGGGCGATGGAGACAACATTAGCCACAGGCTATTTGATCGTCAATAGCCAAAAGCTAATATTTTTCTGAATGGGCAATAGCCAAAAGAAAGCCCCGCTAGGCGGGGCTGTCATTGAAGTGGTTTCCCACTGCCTTAGAACTTGCGCAGGCCTGCGTGTATCAGTGCCTTCCCAAGAATCGTCAACTCACCAGCGTCCGGTCGGTAGGCAGGGAAGTCGGTGTTCACGCTGACCACATACAGCCCGTCGCCGCGCTTCTGAAGCATCTTGATCTGCGTTTCGCCGCCAACGTTGATGAGGTAGTAGTCGTCACCGTCGAAGTAGTCGCAACTGGTGTCGATCCAGACGATGTCGCCATCCTCTAGCTTGGGGCGCATAGAAGGTCCCCGGCCGGTAATGATCTGGATTCGGCCAGGCCGGGGCAGGTAGCCAAGCTTTCTCCGCACCTCCCATTCGGCAACTTCGATGGTCTTTATGACCTCGGGGTAATCCTGGTTGACCATCCCTGCACCCATTCCCGCACCCCCTTCAAACAAATCGAAGCGAACGTATCCTGCGGGGGTCTCAGCCTCTAAGACCGTCGCGCCACTGCCCGATATGTCGGCCTGCGGCGTGTCCATCCATCCGGATGGAAGCTCAAGGGCGGCTTCGATTGCGCGCGCTGTACCGCCAGACATAACCCTCGGTTTGCCGGTGGCAGCGTTGGGGCTGCGGTTAACCCACTGGCTCACTTGAGCTGGGTTCTTGATGCCAGCCGCGTCTGCGAACTGGCGCTGGCCACCCTTCTCTGCAATGAGGGATAGGAGGTTCTCGTGGCGGATGTCGTCTATCGGGCGCATTCCGCCATTGAATAGCGAATGGCTATTCAATCCAACGAGCTTTTGGCTATTGCTACTCGAATAGCCATAGGCTAATGTTCGGCTTATGGACCTACTCACATATATCTCCGATATGAGCCGCCGCCACGCTCTTGCTGCGGCGTGCGGAACCAGCTCTGAGTACCTGTGGCAGATCGCCACTCGTTGGCGGGGGAAGCGCCCAAGCCCCGCGTTGGCATCCGTGATCGAGCGCGAATCGGCGCGGCTTGGTCCCGAGTCCGTGCCCAAGGAGCCGATGATCTTCGGTGAATCGCGCCAGAGCGCTGTCACGCAGATCAGCACGCTGGCAGACACCCGCATGAGCAAGCGCGCGCTGCGTGCTCGGCTCGGCTTCACCAACGACAAGCAGCTGGCCACGGTGCTGGGCTTGCCGCTTACCCAGGTTGAAAGCTGGGAGGAAGAGCGCGCGCTGCCGGCGTTGCCCGAAGTGCTGCGCCTGCTCGGCCACCAGCCGCAGGCCATTGCCGAAGCGCCGCCGGAAGATCCGGACGAAACCCGAATCGTTCCGGTGGAGACCGCCTGAGATGAATTCGATTCCGTCCATGGGAGCCAGTCTGGCAACCGGTACCGGCGATGTCATGAAGCTGGGGAGGCAGTTTCTGCCTTCGCGCCAGCAGGTGATCTACGGGTACACGCACCGCCTGCTCAACGAAACGGCGATGAACGCCAACAGCTTCGCGATGCAGGTTGCGGAGAACTACTTCGCGATGACCGCGCCGCACATGCACGACAAGAAGGCCGTGCCGCTGCGGATGGGGCAGGGCGACGAGCTGGCCGACGCGCTCAAGGCCAACGGCCAGGCGCTGCGCCGCTACATGGACGGCACGGTCAAGACGCTGCCGGCTGACCTGGAAGATGCCTGGGTGCTAAGCCTGCCGGAACCGTACCGCAGCGACTGCGAGCGGGACCTGGCTGCACGTCGCGGCCTGCTACCTATCCGACTGGCGCTGATCGCGGCTGATGCCGACACCGCTGGCATCGGGAAATTGATGACCGAGTTCGGCGCGCTCGTGACTGTGCTCACCCCAGCTACCGCCGATGGCGTCATTGATGAGCGGGATCGTCCGCACGCACGGGGAATCATCGAGCGCTGCAACGACGTTGTGATTGCCGCCCTGACGATTCAGCGCCGTTTCGTCGCGCTGCTGGGTGGCGACAAGTGAGCGCACCTGCGGCCAGGACAAAGCGAAACCCTCTCGCGCGCTTCAAAGACCAACAGCTGCGCGATGAGTTGGACCGCCGCGCCAAAGAAGAAGGTAAGCCTAAGACCGTCTGGGTAGTGAAGCGCTCCGAATTCCTTACTCAGAAAGCCGATGAGCTTGAAAAGACGGTTGAGACGCTGGAAGAGGAGCTGATGCCGCGCGGGCCGATGCGACCGATGCAGATCGCCCGGATTCGCGCGCTGAAAGACCAGGTTAGAAGGAACCGGGCCTTCGCCAAGTTGGCCAAGGCCGACGAAGACGCCGCCGAGGCGCAGGCGCAATCAAACACAAGTCCATCGTCGCCCAAGTAGGCGCGAGCTGTAGCAGGAGTCATGGCATGCAGTACCCAACAACAAACAACCTTCGCCCAGTAGGGCACCTGTTCCAGCGAGGCGCGCAATGAGCTCGCGAATCACCGGCATGGTGTTCGAGCGCTACCCGGCGGGCGGCGGCGAGCGGCTGCTTGCCCTGGCGCTTGCTGATTGCGCCGATCACGACGGCACGAACATCTACCCCAGCGTCGAGACGCTGGCCGCCATGACGCATCAAAGCGAGCGCGCTGTGCAATACCAGCTGCGCCGCATGGAGGAGTCTGGGTGGTTGATTCTCGTGAACGCCGGTCGCGGCGGTCGCTCGTCCAATCGCAATGGCGCGAACTACACCCGCCGGTACCGAATCAGCCCGGAATGGTTAAAGGGTGCAAATTTTGCACCCTTTCAAAAGGGTGCAGATGGCGACTCGAAAGGGTGCAAAACAGAGCACGAAAGGGTGCAAAACGACGCACTAAAGGGTGCAAAACAGAGCAAGAAAGGGTGCAACAGCTTTGCACCCAACATAGAAGCAACTAAAAGCAACCAAGAGCACCCCACACCGCGTGCGTGCGAACCGCTGGGCATGACCGAGGCGGACATCGAACGCGAGGTCTCCCCGCTGGGGGTGCTGCCGGATGGACTGGATCGCGAAGTGCTCGCCCAGTTCGTTCGCCATCGACGTGTGCTGAACCGGACGCTGTCCGTGCAGGGCTGGTTGCAGATCCTCCCCTCGCTGAAATCCCTGGCCGCATCAGGCGGCGACCCGAACCAATCCCTACGCGACGCCATGGCCGCCGGCCTGTCGCTGCCTGTCATCCCGAAATCTGGAGCCAACGCCCATGGATCAACTGCAGAAGGTTCTGCCGCCGGAGTCGCCCAAGCACGGGCCGAGTACGAGCGCCGCCATGGCGGTGGCAACGCTGGCCGCCCAAGCGGAGCGGGACGAGGCCGGCCGGAACGGGATGTCATCGACGCTGAGTACGCCGTTGTCGGCTGAGCCCAGCAAGCGCGCCATGGATGCGCTGTGGGACCTGTGGGAGCGGATGGAAGCTATGTTCCCGGGCAAGTGGAAGCACGCCAATGGCCTGGCGCCTGCTAGTGCGGACGGCCCGCTGACTGTGGCCGGCGAGACTTGGGCGCTGGCGCTGAAAGGTCTGCTGCCGCGCCAGCTGGGCGAGGGCATGGCGTCTTGCATGCGCATGGGCCTGAAATGGCCGCCGACCCCTGGCGAGTTCCGCGCGCTGTGCTTGGGTCTGCCATCGCTGCCGCAGGTGGAGCAGGAGCTGCGCCCAGGTCAGGACCGTAGCCCGTTTTCCGTGCTGGTTCGTTCGCTGATGGACTTGCATGCGTTCAATGCTGCGGACGGCTACCAGCAGTCCCGAATGGTGGCCGCCGCCTTCAGCCAGGCGATGCAGCATGTCTCCGCAGGTGGCGCGTTGCCGGCCGCCGTTCCTGCGTTGGTCCACGAGAGGCCGGCCGCACCCAACGTGTCCAACCGGGAGAGCGCTGCAGCCGCGATGGCGCGCGCTGCCCAGGAGTTGGGGTTCGACTGATGGTGATGCAGCACTCCACCGGCACACCGACCGCGGCCGAGGCCGAACGCATCGAACTGGCGAAGGTTGGCCCGTGCATGGCCTGCCTGGTGGTCAACATCGCCGGCCTTCTGTCCTCGCACCGCGTGGTCTACGGCTGCGACTACAACCATGCCAAGAGCGGCAACCGCCGCCGAGGCCACATGTTCGGCTATGCGCTTTGCGTCTGGCACCACCGCCGGCACCCGATGGAGGGCAAGACCTTGGCTCAGACACGCGCGATCTACGGCCCAAGCCTGATGGATGGCTCCCGGGTGTTCCACGAGACCTACGGCAGCGACGACGACTTGATCGAACAACAGACCCACGTAATTGAACTGAGGAGAGCAGCATGAAAGACGTTCGTGAGCTACTGGCGAGGTTTCACGCCTCCTCGTTCCGCCTGGATGCGGGTACCGGCACAGGTGGGGGAGTTGATGCCCTGACCAACATCGACATCGCTGGTGCGCTCGGCATGGTGCCAGCCGGTCTTGGTCGTGACCTGCTGGAGCTCCTGTATGGGCCTGACCCGAGCCGTGCCGACATCGTTCGTGTATTCCATGGCATAACGGGTCTGGCGCTGGAAGAGCGAAATCGGAGGTCTCGGAGCTCGATTGACGCGCGGACTTTGTGGGGAATCAAGGACTGCATTGCGAGGTTCGAACGCGACCAAAGCGAGCAGACCCGCAGAGAGCTAGGTGTACTGAAGGCGCGCGCTGCCGTGGCTCGCGACCAGCTTTTCCCGGAGAGGCTGGAGGAGCGCATGCCGCAGATTGCTGCCGTAGCGATGGGCTACATGAAGGGAGAGCGCCTTAGTAACCGTGAGCGTGCTGCGGCTATGGGGGTGAGCGAGTCGGCCTACCGGCAGGTCTGGGCAGACGTCGTCGACTGGCTATTGACCCACATGGTTGAGGCAGAACAGCGCGCCGCCAACCAGTTCGAAATTGCAGTGACTAAGGATTCGACCAAGCGCGCGCGCCTTGCCGGATAGCTATGGTGTGTGCTCCCGTAGCGGTCGAGATAGTGGAGGCGTCACATGGATTCAAATTCTGAGGTGGAAAAGAGCGGTCCTCGCCGTTGGGACCTCCGAGAGACCGCATGGCTGGTCACGACTGCATATGGTGCTGCCCAATGGAGGAAAGCCCATCCAAGCGCGAGGTCTATGGTTGATCGGCCGCAGTTCTGCAGCTACCACTACCATGAGGCGGATGGGATGCTAACGGAGTACATCGAGTCAAGGCTCGAAGACGGTTTGTGGAGCGCGCTTGAAGATCAGCAGGAGTTTTCTTACCTGATGGTGAAGATACGAGCCAATATCGTTGCCTTCGTCCAAAGCCTTCATGCACTCGCTGACACTTGCTCGCACATGCTGTACTACTCGCTAGCACTAGATGTAGCCCCGAAGCCGCTCAGCGAGAGGGGCATCAACGCTAATAGCGTTTTGAAGCTGATGGAAGCAAGGCGACCTAGCGTGTCGCAGAACTTCGGAAGGCTATGTGATTCATTCCGTGCCATGACGAGCGGTGCATCCTACAGTTACCTTGCGGCGCTGAGTAACACGTCGAAGCATCGAAGTGTCATCCGGCCCAGTCTGAACGAGGACATGACTGGGGAGCGCAAGGATAGGTGGGCACTGCTACTCGAGTCGTTCAGCTACGATGGAACGTTCTACAAAGAGTCCGACGTGCGGGAGTTCATGCGTAGCGAGCATGACCGTATACAAGCCCTTACCGTGGACATTGGTATCGAGCTCAATGAGTTCTTAAAGTCAACGCAGACTTCAAGTTCCCAGGGGCCTTGATGGAGTCCCATTCTCGCAGCATGAAGTGCGCAGGTGATACCTGCGCAGTTTTGCGGCTAAAGTCCTACCATCACGCGACGAAAGCCCGGCACAAGCCGGGCTTTTTCTTTTCAACCCGATCACCATCGCCCCGTAAGCCCCTCCGCTCGCCGTGAGGCGATTGGGGCCGGTGCCGCGCGCAAGCGCGCCAGAAACGCCATGACTGGCCTGCGCACCAGGCAGTGGTGGTGATCGGACCTTCTACGCCCGTCAATCCTCACCGGACCAATCATCGACCGCAGCCGGACTGTGGTGACGGGCACCTTTGCCATACAGGGGATTCACCCATGAGCAGCAAGCAGGAGCCGCGCGGCGTCCGTAACAACAACCCGGGCAACCTGGACCGTACCGCGACCGTGTGGCGCGGCGAGGACCGCAGCGCTGCAGCACTGGCCAGCGAGAAGCGCTTCTGTGTGTTTGAGACGCCGCAGGCTGGTTTCCGCGCGCTGGCCAAGACGCTGCTGACCTACCAGAGCAAGCACGGCCTGCGGACGGTTCGCGACATGATCAACCGCTGGGCTCCCCCGGTGGAGAACAACACCGAGGCGTACATCACCCAGGTGGCCCGCGAGGTTGGGGTGGGCAGCCGCGAGATTGTCAGCCTCACCAAGCAGGTACCGCTGCAGCGAATGGTGACGGCCATTGCCCGGCACGAGAATGGCGGCCTGTTCTGGGACGAGTCGGTGATCGAGGCTGGCGTGCGCCAGGCCCTCGCTTGATGGACGGTGATCCGACGACCGCACCGTGGTGGGCCGCCGGCGGTGCGTTCGCCCTATGGGCGGTGCGGGAGATCTGGGGCGTCATCAACAGCCGCAAGAAAGAACGGACCGAGACGGACGCCAACGTCACGTTGGTGAGCGGCCTGACAGAGCGTATTGATCGCCTTGAGCAGTCGCAGGCCCGGATGGGCACGCAGCTGGACGAAGAGATCAAGCTGCGGCGTGAGGCGCAGGAGGAAGCGCACCGGTTGCGCATGCGAGTGCAGACGCTGGAAGGCCTGCTTCGCGGATTGGGGGCGGTGATCCCGCCCGAGCCGCCGTGATTTACCTACTGGGTGGCGTGATTGCCGGGCTCGCGGTCGCTGCGCTGGCGTACTGGCACGGCGACATAGGAATGGACCCATGACAGCCCTTATGGGCGTGGAGGTTTGAGTGAGGATCATCAACAAGGGTCATGATCCCGCGCGGGGCTGGCTTGTCACTTCAGCGTGCCGAAGGTGCGGAACAGAGTTCGAGTGGAACACCCAAGAGGGTGCATATCGCACCGACCAGCGCGATGGGGATTTCTACGAGGTCGGCTGTCCTGTATGCAATGCGGCGGTGACTTGCGATGCGAAGTTGGCCAGGTCGGTTCCAGCATGACCCGCGCCCAGATCCTTGCCGGCCTTGATCCGCTGCGGCCGTACGCCAACCTGATCCGCTGGGCTTTGATCGCCGTGCTGGCCATCCTGCTGGTGGTGCTGGGCTACCGCTGGGGTTCCGGCCACTGGAAGGGCGAGTACACGGCCGAGGTTGCCGCCCGAGCCGCTGACAACGCAACGCGTGCCGCGACGCTGCAGCGCCTCGCCGATGCCGCTGCCCAGGCCGCAGCGAAGGCGAAGTCAGCATCCATCGCTTTGGCTGAGAGCCGGGCCGAAACCGACACCCGTTACCAAGAGGCACTGAACGATGCGAAACGCGCTGAACGTGATCTTGCTGCTGCTCTGCGCCGTGGCGATGTCCAGCTGCAGCCGCAGTGGTCCTGTATTGCGCCCGGACCCGTCACCGGTGGTGCTGCCACCGTTGCCGCCCAAGCCAGTGCCGCAGGGCGCTTCAACAGCGCGGCGCGAATTGTTGGTGCAGCCGACGCAGACGCAGCTGTGATCGAGTGGCTGTGGAACGGCTGGCTGGCTGATCGGCAGGCAGTCATCGCAGCCGGCTGTGCGGTCGAAGCGGGGCGTTGACGTGGCGCAGCAGGGCGCAGACGGCCGCGAGTTTGTTCCACGTCGGTATGTTCCACGAAATCGGCGGTTGTCAACAAGATATCCATAGAAAGCTGAACAAGCGGGGGCCCCAGGGCTTATCCACAGCCACCGGGGGGAATTCGGACCCCGGTAATTTCCAGTTTTTCGGCCTCTAGGATGCTCCACCACTAGTCGGCATTTTTTGCGTTTTTGCCGGGAGAAACGGCGTTTTTGCCCATAACACGTTGTGCATTAGGTAGGACATGGCCGACATCCACGAATTCTCCCAAGGCTGGTCGATTGGCCGGCTGGCGGAAGAGTTCCGCATGGATCGGCGCACGGCCTCCAAGCGGCTGAAGGAGGCGGGAGTTCCGCCGCTCGCCAAGCGCGGTGGCCACGACGTGTACCGCTTGGCCGATGCCGCGGCTGCCCTGGTCGATCCGATTGGCCCAGGCGGCGCGGTCGACGGGGTCGTAGACCCGCGCGATCTGCCGCCGATGGAGCGCCGGGCCTACTACCAGTCCGAAAACGAGCGGCTGAAGGCGGAATCGACCATCGGCCAGCTGGTGCCGGCTGAGGAGGTGGAGGCGGACTACGCCGCCCTGGTCAAAAAGGTTGTGCAGTTCTTCGACACCTTGCCTGACGTGCTCGAACGCAAAGCGGGGCTGACCCCGGACCAGGTCGTGAAGGTGCAGGACGAATGCGACCGCGTCCGCCAATCCATGTACGAGGGCATCACCGATGACGACGTACGCGACAGCGCGTAGCGTTCGCCTCGGCGTTGCCGAGATGATCCGGCCGCCGAGGCGAATCCGGGTGAGCGAAGGGGCCAAGGTGCTGCAGGTGGCCAATGCCGCCGGTGCCGCCGGCGCGTGGGACCCGCATACGACTCCTTACATGGTCGAGCCGCTGGACACGACCGGCAGTCGCCACTACGAGTCGGTGGTTTTCGTTGGTCCAGCCCGTTCGGGCAAGACCATCTCGCTCATCGACGCGCGTCTGGCTTATCTCATCACGTGCAACCCGGCCGATGCCATGGTCGTGCAGATGTCGAAGGACGCGGCGGAGGACTACAGCAAGACGCGCATTTCGCGCAGCATCGCCGCCAGCCCGGAGTTGCGTTCGAGGCTCAGCCCTCGGGCGCACGATGACAACATCCTGCTGAAGTTCTTCCGGTCGGGCATGTCCCTGCGCATGGGCTGGCCGTCGGTTTCGGTGCTGTCGGGCAAGGACATCCACGACGTCTTGATGACGGACGTGGACAACTACACCGGCGACCTTGCCATCGATGAGTGCTTCGGCCTGGCGCTGAAGCGCACGCAAACCTACATGTCCGCGGGCATGGTGGTGGCTGAGTCCAGTCCGGCCACGGACTTTACCGACGGCGCGTGGAAGCCGAGCGAAGCGCACCAGGGTCCGCCGGCGGCCGGTATCGCCGCGCTATACGCGCGAGGCGATCGCCGCCGCTGGTACTGGCCGTGTCCCGAGTGTGGCGAGCGCTTTCAGGCGGCGCCTGGCTACGATGGCTTTGCACTGCCGCCGCTGGAGGAATTGCTCGAGAGGGTGGTGGTGGAAGACGTGCAGAAACTTGCACGGCACTACTCCCTGCTGCATTGCCCGCACTGCGGTGTCGGCTTGCAGCACCGGTGGAAGGAGGGCATGAACCGCTCCGGCGTCTGGGCGGCTGAGGGACAGGTGGTTCACGCCGATGGCACGGTGACCGGTGATCGCCCGGACGCTCGCATCGCAAGCTTCTGGCTCGGCGGTGTCGCCGCGGCGTACCAGTCCTGGGAATCGCTGGTAGAGCGCTACTTCCAGGCGCTGCGCACCTTCGCCACAACGGGCGAAGAGCGCCCGCTGAAGACCACGCACAACGTCGACGGCGCCATCAACTACGTGCCGATGGCTGCCCGCTCGGTCAGCGACCCCAGCGAGATGCAAAATCGTGCGGAGGACTGGGGCAGAGGCGCAGTGCCGCCAGGTGTGCGGTTCCTCACCGCCACGGTTGACGTGCAGGGCAATCGGTTTGTGGTGCTGGTGCTGGGTTTCGGCATCGGCGAGTCCGGGCAGCTTGAACGTTGGGTGGTGGACTCCTTCACGCTGCGCACGTCGACGCGCTCGGACGGATCTGGCGGCTTCTTGCCGTTGGACCCGCCCAAGTACCTCGAAGACTGGGAAAGACTGGTCGAGAAGGTCATCACCCGCCGCTATCCGCTCGCCGACGGCACGGGTCGCACAATGCCTATCCGCATGACCGGCATCGACTGGGGCGGCAAGTCCGGCACGTCGGTCCGCGCGCTGGAGTTCTGGCGGTCGCTGAAGGCACGCAAGCTGCACGCGCGGGTTCGTCTCATCAAGGGCGACACGCGGCGCGAGGGCGCACTGTTCCGCGAGACGTTCCCGGACAGCAGTAAACGTAAGGACCGCAAGTCCGGTTCGAAGGGCGACGTACCGCAGTTGCTGCTGAACGTGGATCGGCTGAAGGACACCGTGAGTGCGAACGTGAAACGGGCCGAGCCGGGGCCGGGCTATTACCACTTCCCGGACTGGTTGCCGGAGGCGTTCTACGCAGAGCTGACAGCCGAATCCAGGACTGCGAAGGGCTGGGAGAACCTAGCCAACCGGCGCAACGAGGCTTTCGATCTGTGCGGATATGCCGAGGGCTTGGCGCTGTGGATGAAGGTGCCGGCGATCAACTGGGCCGCACCGCCGCCCTGGGCGGCGGAATGGGACGACAACCCCGAAGTGAGGGCGGACGACGACGCGCCGGCAACGCCGCCGCGTGCGCGAACGCGCCGCGTCATACGCAGTAAGTATCTGGGACGCTGAAATGGCATTTACGAAAGAACAGACCGTGGCGCTGGAAGAGGCGATCGCGGCCGGTGCGCTGAGCGTCCGTTACGCAGACCGCACCGTGACGTACCAGAGCCTGGATGCAATGCGCAGGCTTCTGAAGCAGATGCGCGAGGAAGTGGGCGAGGGTTCCGGACCGGTTCGCCGCCGGCACCGTGTGGTGCGCCTTTACCAGTCGGGGACGGGCAATGTCTGAAGCAGTTGAAGGCAGTTACCGCGCCGCAGGGAACGGACGGCGCTTGCGCACGTTCCGGCCCATGTCACTGGGACCCAATGGCGCATTGCTGGGTTTGCCCACGCTACTGGCGAGGGCGCGACACCTGGCGCGTAATGATCCGTGGATGGTCAGTGCGCTCAATAAGAGCGTTTCCAACGGCATCGCTACCGGCATCCAGGCAAAGGCCATCTGGGGCGGCAAGGCCCACAAGAAGCAGGTGGCCAACCTCTGGCGCCACTGGGGCAAGTACGCCGACGCAGATGGCGTGCTTGATTGGAATGGCCTGCAGGCGTTGGCCTGGCGCGAATGGAAGGAGGCGGGCGAGGTGTTCGCCCGGCTCCGGTACCGCCGGCGCGAGGACGGCCTGCCAGTCCCGTTGCAGGTTCAGCTGATCGAGTCGGAGCAGTGCCCGCAGCACTACAACGGCGTGGCCAGCAACGGGAACGCGATCCGACAGGGTATCGAGTTCGACCACATCGGCCGACGCGTCGCCTACTGGATGTTCCGCGAGCATCCCGGCGATCAGCACTTGGCGGTCAACGGCAATGAGCTGGTTCGCGTGCCCGCTGAGCAGGTGCTGCATCTGTATCGACCCAACCGTGCGGGCGCCATCCGGGGCGTGCCAGGTTCGGCCCCGGCGCTGCTGCGTATGTTCAACCTTGATCGGCTGGACGATGCGGTGCTGGAACGGCAGGCCTTGGCCAACCTCTTCACCGGCTTCATCACCAAGAAGTCCAGTGCGGACAACGAGGATGGAGATGCCGTTGGCGACCTGATTTCCGGGGAAGACGAAGACGGCACGGCGATCGGCGGGCTTGAACCCGGCACGATGCAAGAGCTGCCGCCGGACACCGAAGTGAAGTTCTCCGAGCCGCCTGGCGCCGGTGCGGACTATGGCGATTTCCTGCGTGGCCACCTGCTGGCCATCGCGGCAAGTCAGGACGTGCCCTACGAGGTGCTGACCGGCGACCTGCGCAACGTGTCTGATCGCGCGTTGCGGCTGATCCTCAACGAGTTCCGGCGCGTGATCGAGCAGGATCAGTGGCTCTTCATGATCCCGATGTTCTGCCAGCGCGTGCGGGACGCGTTCTTCGACCAATCAGTGCTGGCTGGGCTGCTGAAGGTGCCGCGCTATGCAGCGCTGCGCGATGAGGTGACCGAGACGTTGTGGGTGCCGGAGGGTTGGCCCTGGAGCCACCCGGTGCAGGACGTCAATTCCGAAGTGAAGGCCGTACGTGCCGGCTTCAAATCGCGCTCCGCGGTGGTGCTGGGCTCAGGTGAAGACCCCGAGCAGGTTGACCGCGAGCAGAAGGACGACAACGACCGGGCCGACAAGGCGGGCCTGACCTACGACAGCGACCCCCGCCGCACCAACGCCTCCGGCGCGCGGCAGGGAACGAAAACCGGCGCCGAAAGCGCCGACGACGATGAAGGAAACAACGATGACGAGTAAGCCCGGCCTGCTGGCCCGACTCCTCAACCGCGGTAACAAGGCCCCGGTGGTGGCCACGCTCGCGGCCGCTGTCCTCAACCAGCCGCTACTGGTGCAGCCGGCCATCGGCGAGGCACTGGTAGGCGGCTATCTGGAGGGAAAGATCACCAGCGCAAATAGCGAGCTGCGCGCCGACCGATTCGAGGTCACCGGTTCCACCGGTGAAACCGTGGGCGTGACTCAGTCGGTGATCGGTGTGATCAACCTGTCCGGTGCGATGGTCAATCGGCCGATGCCTGGAGCCAGTGGCTCCGGTCCGGTGAGCTACGCGGCGATCCGCACCGCCTTCGACGAGCTGCTGGAGGATGACGCTGTAACCTCGATCGTCCTGCGCCTGGATACGCCCGGCGGCATGGCCTCGGGCTGCTTTGATCTGGTCGATCACATCTATCGGGGACGTGGCCGCAAGCCGTTTTATGCGCTCGTGGACGACTACGCGGCCTCTGCAGGCTTCGCGCTGGCTTCGGCGTGTGACGAAATCTGGGTGAGCCGCACCGGTGGTGTGGGCTCCGTCGGTGTGGTGGCCTATCACTACGACTGGAGCGGGAACAACGCTCAGATTGGCCTGAAGGTCACGCCGCTGTACGCCGGTGCGCGCAAGGTCGATTTCAACCCGAACTTCCCGTTGAGCGAGGAAGCCCATGCCGAGGCGTTGGCCGACCTTGAGGACATGCGCACGCTGTTCGTCGACACCGTCGCCCGAAACCTCGGCATGGAGCCGGATGCAGTGCGCGCCACCGAAGCGGCCACCTATCGTGGACAGGCGGCGGTGGACATCGGCTTTGCAACTCGCCTCGGCACTTGGCATGACCTCATCGCGCACTTGGGCGCCGGCGGCACGCCTGCGCCCGCTGCGGCCGGCGACGATACGGACGAAGGCGACCCGGAGGCCAGCACGAGCGCCAAGCATGCATTTTCAGTGCCTGCGGGCGAACTCAAAGTGTCGGTGGAAGTGCCCGCAGATCCGCCGAGCCTTGCCGCCGCGGTAGCCGCCAGCGACCTTCCGGCACCGATCGCCATTGCCCTGCTCCGTCGCGGCGAAAAAACCGGCGAAGCGAGCACCGCCGCGCTGGAGTACGCGAACGATGTCCTGGACGCGTGTGCCGCCACCGTTTCCGGTGGTGAGGCCCTGGCTGCCAGCTTCATCGAGAACAACACCGACCTCGACACGGTGCGCACGCAGTTGTTGTCGATGAAAGCGGAGGAGGGCCGCAGTTCGCAGGTCATCACCGCACACCCGGTCACTACGGCCGAAAAACGCGCCGCCGACGTGAAGGCGAAGCTGGACCCCACCAACATCTACAAGAATCGAGGTAACTGATATGGAGATTTCCCTGGCCGGCACCCGCACCGGCGAATTCCTGCTGTCCGAAGCGAACGGCGAGCGCAGCCGCGAGCTGATCCGCATCCCGGCCGGGCAGGGCATGTTGGCTGCTGGCACGCTGTTGAAGGCGGACAACACTGTCGCCGTCAACGGCGCCGATGCCGTTAAGGTGCTCTATGGCCCCGTCGAAACCGGTGCCGATTCGGCCGCGCTGGCAGTGAAGGGCGCAGCGGTCGCACGTGATGCCGAGGTGTTCGGCGAAAAGTTGGTGTGGGCCGGTGGCGTAACTGCTGACCAGAAGCTGCTGGCGGCGATCAGCCTGGCAGAGTCCGGCATCGTTACCCGCTGGACGGAAGCGCCGATTGCTTCCAACACCGCCCATCACCTGGTGTTTGCGGACACCCCGCTGGTTGGCACGGCGGGTGAAGTCCTCGAGCCGATCGTGGCGCACGTCAAGGACGTGTTCGGCGCGCTGGTGACCGGCAGCACCATCAGCGTGACGCTGGCCAAGACCAGCGGCACCGGCAACCTGGCCGGCGGCGGGGCGAAGGCGGCCGTGGGTGGCGTGGTCACCTGGGATGCGGCAGCGCTCAGTGCCGCCGGTGAGTACACCTTGAAGGTGACCGCTACCGACCTGACCGAAGCCACCAGCGACACCATCACCATCGACGCCGCCTGAGTCGGATCAACCCGTTCAACCCCGTGACACACGGCCCCGCTTCGGCGGGGCTTTTTCGTATCCCCTATTCGAGAGAGACAGACATCATGGATCTGCAGACCCTTCTGGCGCTGGGCGCGCTGGGCTTCGGCGAACTGAACGCCTACATCAACAACCTGCCGCGCATCTCCACCCGTATCGGCGACATGAACCTCTTCCAGGAAGAAGGTCTCGTCGGCACCACCATCGTCAGGATCGGCATCAAGGACAACAAGCTGGTGCTGGTGCCGAATGTGCCGCGCGGCTCGCCGGGCCAGCCAAAGGGTCTGGACCGCGGCAAGGTGAAGCTGCTGGAAACCACCCACCTGCCGCAGAACTCGACTGTGATGGCCGACCAGCTGCTGGGCGTGTGGGACCCGGCCGACCCGGCAGGTTCCAACGTGGCAGCGGTGGTCAACGGTCTGCAGGTGGTGCACAAGCGCGACTTGGACTACACGATCGAGTACCACCGCATGGGCGCGCTGCAGGGCAAGCTGCTGGACGCCGACGGCTCGGTCATCCTGGACTTCTACGACGAGTTCGGCGTCGAGCAGTCGGTGATCGGCATGGAACTGACCAAGTCGGAAACCAAGGTCCGCTCCAAGGTTGTCTCGATCAAGCGCGCGATCGAGGCCAAGCTGGGCGGCGTGCCCTACACCGGCATCCATGTGTTCTGCAGCGCCGGCTTCTTCGATGCCTTGGTTGACCACCCGGACGTGGCTGAGGCCTACAAGCGCTGGCAGGACGGAGCCGCGCTGCGCTCAGACCTGCGCAAGGGCTTTACCTTCGGGGAAGTGACCTTCGAGGAGCTGCCGGGTAGCGCGGGCAGCAAGCTCGCGCTACCTGATAACGAAGCGATCGCGTTCCCGCTTGGCGTGCCCGACATGTTCCTGACCCGCTTCGCGCCGGCGGACTACCTGGAAACGGTGCGCGGCATCGGCTTGCCGTACTACAGCAAGACCGCCCCGATGCGCATGAACAAGGGCATCCAGCTGGAAAGTCAGTCCAACCCGCTGAACATCAACACCCGGCCGGATGCTGTCATCCGCCTGAAGCCGGGCGCGAAGTAAGCCAAGGCCCGGCCCGCATGTGCGGGCCGGGCTGGAGGTCATATGGCCCAGATCAGGATTGGGGTGGACCCCGACAACGTACTCGGCCGGCAGCTCACCGACCTGGAGCGCACCCAACTTCCGTTTGCGGCGTCGCAGGCGGCAAACAAGGTTGCCTTCGAGATCCGCGAGCGCTGGAAGCAGCGCGCCCCGCAGGTGTTCGACCGGCCGACACCCCTCACCAAGAACGCCGCGCTCTACCGCAAGGCGACCAAGGCACGCCCGTACTCAGAGATTTTCATCCGCGACGAGGCGTTCAAGGGCACGCCGCCGTCCAAGTACCTGTTCAACGAGGTGGAGGGAGGCATCCGCCGGCGCAAGGGCTTCGAGCGTTTGCTGCAGGGCAAGGGGCTGATGTCGCCCAGTCAGTTCGCGGTGATGGGCCGGGGAGCGCGCCCCAACCAGTACGGCAACGTGTCGGCCGGTCAGGTGACCAAGCTGCTATCGCAGCTGGGCGCCCAGCGGGACCGGTACCAGAACCAGACGCCGACCAGTGCCAAGCGCCGGCGATCGCGTGCACCCAAGGGGGGCGAGTACTTCGTGATCACCAAGCGGCGCGGAAAGCTCCGGCCAGGTATCTACGAGCGGATCGGCACCGGCTGGGGTTCGGCCGTGCGCTCGGTCTTCATCTTCACCAACACCGCCAACTACCAACCGCGCTACGACATCTTCGGCATGGCCGAGGACACGTGGAAGAAGCTCATGCCCTTCTACCTGAAGCGCGAGCTGGAGAAGGCGATGGAAACCGCGAGGCCACTGGTTTGAGCCAGAAAGCATTCATGCAGCGCTTTGATGCGCTCGCATTCAAGTCGTTCCATACCGTAGGCGTTGCCGATTCGGCGCGCTACATCTTCGAAGGGGCGGAAACCCCCTGCACCGTGCTGCTGGACGAGGACGTGCAGCAGTTCACCGACGACGACCTGGCACCGGTACCGGTGCTGTTCGACCGCATCACGCTGCAGCTGAGCGAGGTGTCCCCGCGCAAAGGGGCGGTGGTTCGCATCGTTGGGAGCGGCCGGGAGCTGAAGCTCATCAAGCAGCTGCGGGGCGATGCCTCGTCCCAGCAGTGGGAGGTGGCCAATGCCAAGTCCCCGTAAAGCGCTGCTCGAAGCGATGGGTGTAACGCTTCAGGGCATCACCCTGCAGGCCGGCTTCCTCACCGATGCCGGCGCCGGTTGGACGCTGGAGCCAGGCCCCGGCGATCAGGACACCGAGGCGGTGCTCACCGCGGTGATCGAGAAGCAGCAGCGCGCCACCGACCCGGCCAAGGTGAACTCCCACCGCCTGACCACCGTCAGCGTGATGGCCAAGGTGCCGGCAGACACCGAGAAGTACCAGGAAGTCCTCGACGACCTGATCAGCGACATCGAGGCCGCGCTCGACAACAACGCGACCGCGCGCAACTACCCGCCAAGCCATCAGGTCCCCGTGTACGTCGGCATGGAGCCGTTGCTGCCGGAGAAGGCCGGCGCGGGCTGGGTGGGCGTGCTGATGACCTACCAATCCCACATTCCCAAGAAGTAACCCGCCGCGTAGCGGCAACCCAACTGGAGAGCCAACATGGCCGAAGATTACAGCTACCTGGGTAGCGGCATCGTCCTCATTCGTGAGTGGGGCACCAAACTGCCGTTCGAGGAGGTCGGAAACGTCTCCGCCTTCACCACCGCCGCCCAGACCAACACCATCGAGCTGGCCGACAGCCAGAATCCCGGCGGCGGCATGGCCAACAGCGTCGATCGCGTCACCGGATACACGCTGAGCTACACCTTCCACGATTTCAACCCGGCCAACTTTGCGCGCGCCACGCGCGGCAAGGCCAGCGACATCGCTGCCAGCACCGTCGTGGACGAGGATGCGGTGGCCACCGTCGGTGCCTATACGCCGCTTTCGCTCATTGCCTCGGAGATCACCGCGGTGAAGCCTGCCTCCGGCTCGACCCCGTACGAGGCCGGGAAGGACTACCGTTTCGAGCGCGGCATGCTGTTCATTCCCGCCGGCTCCACGATCCCGGCGTCGGTCAATGGCGCGGCCAACATCAAGGTCAGCTACAAGAACGCCGCCCTGGGTCACGTCGAGGCCGCCGTTACGGCCCAGAAGTTCTACGAGGTGCAGTTCTACGGCGCAAACGAGGCGCGTGGTGGCAAGGTCGTGCGCGCGGTCTTCCACAAAGTCTCTGGTGGCGTGATCGAGAGCATGGGCCTGATCGGCAACGAACACGGCTCTGGCGCAGTCTCGGGCAAGGTCAACAAGGACCCGAGCAAGGCCACCGGCACCGACAAGTCGGCCTACTTCAACCTGCAGCAGGAGAAGTGACGATGGCCGGACGTGACGATGGCAACGCACCGACCGGGGACGAGGTGCTGAATCCGCCCATCCGGTCGGTGCGGTTCCGCAATGAACTGCTCCAGGTGCAGCCGCTGCGCCTGGAGCAGTTGGGCCCGTTCATCACGGCCTGCCGCACGACGATCGGCCGAATTGCCATGATTGCCGGCCTCCCCGAGGGGGCCGGCGCGGTCGACGTGGGCGCGATCGTGCTGGATCTGCTCGAGCAGGACGGCAAGGAGATCGCGGCGGCGCTGGCCGTAGCAGTGGACCGGGAGCCGCAGTGGGTGGCGGGCGGCAATCTGGAGGAAGTCGCACAGTTGCTCGAGGCAGTGGCGGGCCTCAACAAGGATTTTTTCGCTCGCCGGCTGCGGATGATGGTGGGGGCGATAAGGGAGGCGGTCGCACCCCCGACACCGCCGACCTCGTCCAGTACCTGATCTCGCGCGGCCATACGCGCACTGACGTGATGCGCTTCACCCTGGCCCAGCTGCGGGGCTTCACCGCAGCTGCTGCCCGGGACGAGCGCCAGCGTCTGGCGGACCTGGCGCTGGCTGTCCGCATTGCCTTCGGCGCCGATGCTGCCGGCTGGCGGCAGTACCAGAACCTGATGACCGGGCTCGCCCCGGCGCACCCATAGGAGCTACCCGCCCATGGCAGAACCATCTGCAAACCTGCGCGTGCGCATCAGCGCCGACCTTGCCGACATCCGGCAGGGGCTGGGCCTGCTCACCCGCCAGTTGCGAGACGTGCGCAGCGAAGCCGCCCGTCCGCTTCCAGCCAAGAACCCCATTGCAGACCTTGGGGTCTCCGCTGGCCAGACCGCGCAGGCGATGCGCCAGCTGCCGGCGCAGTTCACCGACATCTTCACCAGCCTGCAGGGCGGCATGCCGTTCTTCACGGTGCTGGTACAGCAGGGCGGCCAGATCAAAGACAGTTTCGGCGGCGTTGAGCCGGCGTTGAAGGGGGTTTCCCAGGCGCTCTTGGGCTTGGTCAACCCGTACACCGTTGCCGCGGCGGCGGTGGGTCTGATCGTCTATGCCTGGTACGACGCCGAGAAGCAACAGGAGGCCTATACGCGGTCGCTGGTGCTGTCTCGCAACGAAGCGGCGGCCACCACGTTGGACCTGGTTACCTTGGCCCAGCGTACCAGTGAGGCAATGCAGGTCACGGCAGGTGCCGGAGAGGAGGTAGCCCAGGCAATCGGGGCCAATGGCCGCATCGCCGAGCGCAACATGCAGGCAGTGGCCAGCGCCGCTGTGGCGATGAAGGAGATCAGTGGCCAGGCCATCGAGGAAACCGTGACCCTTTACGCCAAACTGGCCGACGAGCCGGTCAAGAACGCCCAGAAGCTCAATGAACAGGTCAACTTCATGACCGTGGACCTGTACGAGCACATCAAGGCCCTACAAGAGCAGGGGCGCAACCAGGACGCGGCCACCGTCATCACACGCGCTGCGTCCGACGAGACCGTTATGGCGCTTGCCAAGGTCCGCGCGAACCAGAATCCAGTGATTCGCGGATGGAAGTCCATCTGGGCGGAGGCAACAAAGGCATGGGGGGCGATGCAAGCGAACGCAGGCTTTGGCCCGCGTGCGGCGCAAATGCAGCAATTGGTGGTGGCGAACCAGCGCGACGTGGCCACGATGAACCGGGGCGTGCGGGATGGAGCCAGTGAAGCGTGGGTTTTCGAGTACAAGCAACGTATCGAAACCCGGGCAAGGGAGATCAAGGCCATTGCCGCTGACCTGATCCGCGAGCGCAAGGATGCCGAGGTTCAGGCCGCCCAGTCCGCATCGGTGGAGTTCGTGGCGGAAATGGACGAGATCATCAGCGCGCAGGCCAGCAAGGTCGACAAGATGCGTGCGGAGAAGGGAAGGATCAACGGAGAAGCCGAGGCGGCGCGTCTACGCGCGGAGGCTGCGGGTCTTGTTGATGAGGTCAGGAAGATCGAAGAGCGCCGTGCGGCTGCCGTTGCCGCGATCGAGAAGAAGTACGAGGAGAAGGGCAAGACAGGCGGCATTGCCTCGGCGACTCGGACCGCTGGGCTACAGGGCTACCGGGACGAACTGGTCCGGGAGCAGGCCACCATCGCGGCAAGCACTCAGTCCCTGCGTGCCCAGTTCGCAGCACGCCAGGTCAGCGCGGAGGATTACTACAGGCAGATGAGGGAGCTGGTGCAGCAGGGCACCGATGCCGATGCCCGCTCGCTGCAGGGGCAAATCGATTTCCTTGGGCGTCAAACGGCTGCTGGCCGAGAGGGAATCGTAGTACAGCGGCAGTTGGCGGAGCTGGAAGCCAGGCTGGCCAAAGTCCGCATTGAGGGAGCCGCGAAGCTCGATGTCCTGAAGCAGGACGAGCAGGCGTCCGAGAAGACCCGGGCCAATGTTGTAGCTGCCTACACCGCGGCGTTGGAGGCCAGCAACGCGGCGCTCCGCCGCCACTTGCAGACCCGGGTTGCCCAGGTAGGCATGGGTGACCGCGAGTACGAGATCCAGCAGCAGATCAACGACGCATACGCAGATAGTGCCGACAAATTGCGGCAGCTTACGTTGCAGCGTAATGCAGAGCAGATCGACCAGCGAACCTTTGAGGAAGAGCAGGCAGCTCTCCATGCCAAGACGCTTGACCGGGTTCTGGCCATCCGCGATGGATACGGCGAGCTGCAGGAGGCTGAGGGCAACTGGTTGCTCGGCGCCCAGGGAGCTTGGGCGAACTACCAGGAGCAGGCCGCAAATGCGGCGCAGCAGATGGGCGGTGTCGTCGGCGCAGTGTTCACCGGTCTGGAGGACGTGTGGGTGCGGTTCACTGAGACCGGCAAAGTCAGCTTTTCGGATATGACCAAGTCCATCTTGGCTGACCTGGCGCGAATCCAGATCCGGAAGGCCATCGTCGGGATCGGCGAATCACTCTTCGGTGGCGCGGCCACCGGTGGCGCCTCGGGTGCCGCCGGGGCAGGCGGAACTGGCGGGATGGTCGCCGGTCTGGTGCAGAAACTGTTCCGCAACGGAAAGGCCGAAGGTGGCTATACCGGGCCCGGTGGCAAGTTTGAGCCCGCGGGCATCGTGCATAAGGGCGAGGTGGTCTGGTCGCAGGCTGATATCGCACGGGCCGGCGGTGTGGGCATCGTGGAAGCCATGCGCCGCGGTGTGAGGGCGTACGCCGATGGTGGCGCGGTCGGCGGCGTGCCTGCCATAGGGACGTTGGGCGGTGTCAACGTGAACATCCGAAACGCCCCGCAGGGGACGACTGGGTCGGCGTCAAGGAACGCATCGGGGGGTGTCGACATCGAGGTGTTGCTCGGCGATGTGGATAAATTCCTCGGTGGCCAGGTCGGCGGTGGCCAAGGGGCGCTGTACGGGGCACTAAAGGGCCGTTTCAACCTGTCGGAGGGCGTGTAATGGCCTCGATGCCTTCTGTCGCCCGGGTCGTCTTCGACGGCCAATCACGGTCACTTGATCCGTCTGTGCTTCGTACAGAGATGGAGCGAGGCGTACCGAAGCAGCGAGTGGAAAATAGTCAGGTGCTGATGAAGCAGAGCATGACGCTCTACTTCACCGGCATGGAGGCTGTGCTGGCCTTCGAGGATTGGTACTTCGATGACATTGGCCGCATCGACTGGTTCACGATGGATCATCCCTTCACTGGCCAGGTCATTACCGCTCGGTTCGAGGGGGGGGCGCTTGGCCAGCTTGCACCTGACGAGAAAGAGGCGGGTGACTACCGAATGGACGTCGTTGTGGAGTACTTGCGATGAGCACCTTTCTGGAACGCCGGCAACGCGTCACCGATCGCGCCGGCGTGCTGCTCTTTCTGGAGGTGTCGGCACCGTCGTTTGCTGAAACCCTGCGTATCGTCAACGACACGCAGGACTGGACCAGCAACGGGGTGCTGTACATCGGCGTGCCGTTCGGCTTCAAACTGCCGGATGACGTCGCAGGGCAGACGCCGCGTGCGGTGCTGACGCTGGACAACATCGGGCGCGGTATCACTCAGGACCTCGAGAGCCTTCAGCCCTACGACGTGGTTCAGGCCAGGCTGATGATCAGCGATCGGGCCAACCCAGACGCAATCGAACGGACTTACATCCTGCCGATGACCTCGGTGTCGGTGAACACGAAGACGGCCGCGGCACAGTGCGGCTATGACTCGCTGATGCGGCAGCAGGCCGTTCGCCTGCGCTACAACCCGTTCACCGCGCCGGGGGCGTTCTGATGCGCGTGGCAGACGTGGAGCGGTTCACGCTCATCCCCTATGACGAGGCGACCTTCGACTGTGCCGACCTGGTGGCGCTGGTGCAGCGGGAACTGTTCGGCCGGCAGATCCAGATGCCGGGCCGTCGCCCGCGCGGTACCGAGGGGCAGGCGGCCATCGGTGAGCTGTCGAGGCCTTACGGCCGACGAACGGAACAGCCGCAGGACGGGGATCTCGTCCTGATGATCGAACACGGACACAAACGCCCCGGCCATGCCGGGGTTTTCTTTTATCTGGCCCACGAAGCGTGGGTCCTGCACGCGAACGAGAAGACTGGCTGCAGCATCCTGCACCGCGTCCGCGAGCTGCCCGACTTCGGGCTAAGGATTGAGGGCTACTACAGATGGGTCTGATGGAACTGCCGCGCGCCGAGCCGGGCCAACTGATTGTTACGCCGCACCCGTTGCTTCTGGACGGCCAGCGGAACACGGTGTGGGAGGCGCGACCGGGTGAGAGCCTGTATGCCCTGCTGATGCGCAACGTGCCCGAGCTCGATGGGCAGGCATGGGCGGTTTCGATTGGTGGCGTGCCTGTGCAGCGCCACTTGTGGCATTCCGTCTATCCAAAGCAGGGCCAGATCATCGAGGTGCGAGGCGGCGTCGGCAAGTCCGCCTTGGCTGTTGTAGCGATGATCGCGCTGACCTACTTCACCTTCGGTGGTGGTGCGATCGCCGGCTTCACCCTTGGCACGTCGACGGCGCTGGGCACGTTGGCCGTGCAGTCGGCGGTCTACATTGCCGGGTCGATGCTGATCAACAAGGTGCTGGCGCCCAAGCCACCCAAGCCCGTTGGCCAGCAGCAGGACTCGGTCTACTCGATCTCCGGTGCCCGTAATCAGCTGCGGCCCTATGAGCCCCTGCCGATGCTGTTCGGCCGGGTGCGGATCACTCCGGATCTGTTGAGCAAGCCGTACAGCTGGTACGAGGGCAACGATCAGTACCTCGGCCTCCTGCTGTGCGCCGGCATCAACGTTGGTCGGGTCGAGGCCTTCTACAACGGTGACACCGTCCTGTCGAACTATGAGGGGGTGCAGGTCTATCACGCCGGCTACAGCCAGATGCCGGACCAGGCCATTCCGCTCTACAGCAATGCCGACACGATCGATGGCGCAGAGCTGACCAAGGACAAGGCCTGGGTCGAGCGCACAACGAGCGAAGACACCGTTCGCATCCAGATCAACCTGGAGTACATGCTCGGCGGCATGGGCGGTGGCGGCAAGGGCTACAACGTATCCGAGACCATCGAGGCCCAGTATCGCGCAGTCGGCACCACCGCATGGCTGCCGCTGGTCAGCCAGCGCTTCACTTCCAAGAAGATGGATGCCAAGCGCGCCACGATGTCCCGCGACGTAGTGCGTGGCCAGTACGAAGTGCGTGTCCACATGCTGGGTCACGGCAACTACAGCGGTGGCAATACTCACTACAACGACTTTCAGTGGACGACGCTCACCAGCGTTCAGGCAGACGACGCTGACTACACGGGTATCGCGCGCACCGGTGTTCGCATCAAAGCCACCGGCCAGCTCAACGGCTCGCCGGACGAGCTGCGTGCTGTGGGCCATGCAGATCCAATCCCGGTATGGGATGGCACTGCTTGGTCAACGACGGAAAGCAGTAACCCCGGCGCCCACATCCTCGCCTACGCCCGCGGCATCGTGCGTGATGGCCGACTGCTGGGCGGCATGGCCTTGTCGGATGAGCAAATCGACATCGAGTCGCTGAAGGCCTTCTCCCTGCACTGCGCTGCCAACGGCTATACCTACGACTGCTACATCAAGGACGCCCGTAACCACGATCAGGTGCTGGCTGCGATCGCGCTCGCTGGGTTTGGGCAGATCACCTGGGCGGGTGGCCGGCTGGGCGTCGTGTGGGCCGCACAGGAGCAACCACTGTCCGGTGTGGTCAACATGGCCACGATCAAGAAAGGCCAGTTCCAGGTTGACTACAACCTGTCCAACGCTGCCGACGGCATCGAGTACACCTACTTGGACAGCACCACGTGGGAGACCAAGACGCTGCGCGTGCCTGCGCCCGGTGTCACTACGATGCTCAACCCGGCGCAGGTCTCCGGAGAGGGCGTCACCAGCGAGGCGCATGCCGCCTGTCTGGCTCGGTGGCACCTGGCCCAGTCGCTGTACCAGTACAAGGACATCGGCTATAGCACTGACATCGAGCACCTGAGCTATCAGCGGCTGTCGCTGCTGGCGCTGCAGCACGACATGACCCAATGGGGGTTTGGTGGCCGAGTGGCAGCGGCGGCCTATGCTGCAGGAACAGTCACGTTGACCCTTGACGAGCCAGTTCCGGCTCCAGCCGCCGGCAATGCCTACATCGGCTTGCGCATTCCTGGCGAGCGGGTCTACCGGGTCCTCCGTGTGAAGCCGTTCACGGGTGAGTCCAGCGTCATCGAGCTGCTGGACGCCTGGCCGAGCGACGCAGCCGTGCCCGGCAGCAGTCCGGACAACCCCGCCCACGACACCCTTTGGGTCTATGACTTCAAGCAGACGCCTGGCCTGCGAGTACGCGTCGTCAGCATCGAGCCGGAAAGCGATCTGAAAGGCGCTGCCGTGCGTGTGGTTCAGGAGGGGCCGGAGTTCTGGAACTATGTGCTCACCGGCCAGTACATCCCGTCTCCGAACGAATCTCAGCTGCCTACTCGCCCGATAGCGTCAAACCTGCGCATCACCGAGCAGCAGGTGGTACAGGGTGACACCCAATTCACCGAGCTGACCGCCACGTTCGACATCACCGGCTCGGTCGGCAACATCCTGGTGCTGGCCGCCGGCCAGGAGCAGGAGCTTCTGGAGGTCGCGCAGACGCAGACGCGAACCGCCACCTGGCGCATCCCGCAGGCAGACGTCTACAGCATCGTCGTGCGACCGTTCGCGCCCGATGGGACCGCGGGCGTGGCTGTGTCCGCCACCTACGCGACCGAGGGGGCGGACATTCCGCCGGTGCTGGTGGACCTGTTCGATGTGCAGGAGCGCAGCGGTGGCGTTCGGCTGTACACCTGGGGCTGGCTGGTGGACACGATGCGCTCGGCGGACTTCGCGGGCGTGGAGATCCGCTACACCGCCGGCAATGTTCCCGCGCCGGACTGGGAGGCTATGACGCCCATCGGAAACACTGGCTATCACACCGCTGCGTTTGAAGCAGTTGTGCCGGCGTCTGGTGAATGGACCTTCGCTTGTCGCAGTCGCAACACCAGCGGCGAGCTCTCCGCAGGCATGCGCATTGTCAAGCGCACGCTCGGAAAGAACCTTGGACAGAGTCTGGCGGATATCACGCTTGAACAGGTGGCCCAGCAAGAAGCCATCGATGCCGCCCTTGCAGCGGCCCTCGCCGCTGATTTGAAGGCCGCCAAGTCGCTGGTACTGATGGGCGAGGAGTATGACGCGGCGAGCACTTACGTTTCAGGGGATGTTGTCTATTTCAACGGACGCATGTACCGCGCAAAGTCCGATGTTGAGATGGAGACACCGCCGCCGGACACGGAATACTGGGAGGATGTTGGCACCGTTACTGAGGCCCAGTCGAGCACGTCTCGGGCGGTCAGCCAATTGCGCACTGACGTTGACGAGCAGGGCAACGAGTTCGCCGCCGCTATCGACCAAGTTGAAAGCGGCATGGCAAGCGTTACGAACGCTATCAAGGCTGTTGGTGGTGGTGGCAATTTGATTGCTAACGCCGACATGTCTGTTGATCTTTCGGGCTGGTACATCTCGTGGAACGACGGTGGTTGGCTTGGTCCAACGAGGAATGCGGCAGGGGCGAACTACTACCCGCCTGGCGTTAATACCGTGTCGGCGTATTTGCCTGGGGTGACTAGTCGCACGATGTATCTCGACATTGCAAACTCATCACTCATTCCGGTAGCGAAAGATAAAAAGTATTGCTTCTCGGCTTACATGAATCCATCACGCTGTTCACAGCAGATTTTCGTGACATGGTTTGATGCTTCCAACAATGTAATTTCATACAGTCCTTCGTCAGACTTTGTTAATCGCCACAACGTATCGCTACCCGGCAACAACCTTGGCGCGAACTGGGTTCGGGGCAAAATAGTTGTTACTGCACCAGCAAATGCGGTCAAGGCCCAGCTTGTGCTTAGAACAATGGTTCTTGCGGGGCAGGACACGCCGTATCCGTTCTGGTGTCGCCCGATGTTTGAGGAAGCTGCGCCCTCACAAGAGCAACCATCCCCCTGGTCCATCGGTGGTCAGGAGCAAGCGGCCTCTCACACGGTAACGATGGATGTTGGTGGCAACATCAGCGGCACGCAGTCGATGAACGATGGAAAGCGTTCGACGTTCTCCATCCTCGCCAATATCTTCCGTGTCATCAGCAGTGCAAGCAGTGGCCTTGAATGGCAGAACGGTTACTTGCGCGCTTACAGCGCCGGAATCCAACTCGTATTGGGTATCAACTTTGGTGCGGCGAGCAATCTGTGCTTCTGGTACGGGCCAAACGTCGGCGTGGGCAACTGCAACAAGTCCAATGGCACTATCTGGTTTGACAACACTGGTGGTGCCTACTTCGGCGGGTCGCTGTCCGCAGGCGTGAAGAAGAATGCGGTGCAGACAACGACCACGGTGACTGTAGGCACTGAGTTGGTGAATGGGCCGTTCGACACGAATGGCACAGTTCGTCAAGTCACGATCAGTTTCGGCCGTACCACCAACTACGTCAGCAACGCCTTCGGTGCCGGTGGATTTGTTGCCGGTGCTGGCGCTAACTCAGCATCGGTTGCGGTGTACCGGAAGATTGGCACCGCGGCAGAGACGCTGTGGCAAACCATGCCGGTCGGCGGGGGCATCAACATATTCAACGAGGGGGATGCCCCTGATCGCGCAACGTCCTATTGGTCTGGCTCGATGACAATCAACGACACGTCGCCCGCTGCATCGCCCGTGACTTATCGGGCGGTGATCACCGCCTTCGCATCCCAAGACATAAGCCACCCAGGAACGATCAACTCGATCACAACCACCCAAAACCTCTCGATCATCTCGGTGGAGAATTGATATGGAATCTCAGATGCAAGTAAGCGAAGCCGGCGACATTGAGCGTGTGTACGATGAACAGAATCGCGACGTCCTGATCGGCCGTCGCCTGGAGGTGTTCTTCGAGCCAAGTGCCGACGGGAACCCCAGCCTCGACGGGAAGCTGATCTGGCATACCGAGTGGCAGCACTGGATGGGCGATGTCCTTCGCGGAACCTCGCTCGGGCCTCGAATTGAACGGACGCTGGAGCAGGTTGCGGCTGGCGAGTTCGGCGGCCTGCCGGGGATGGATGTCATTGCGGCGGTCAAGGCGGCGTACGTTGCCCACGCCTCGGAGGCGCTTGGGATCGGGACAGGTGAAGTGGAAGCGCCGCCTGGTGGTGGCTCGCAGGGCTGAATCGTCCCCAGAGAGCCACCGATGGCAGTGCCGGCACTTGCCGACCCAAAGCAGACCTACGCTGTCTGGAAAGGACTGAGCGATTCAATGCTGATGTCCGCGATGGCACGAACTGCGCTAGCGCTACATCGCCTCGGTACGCAGGTCTAGGCAGTAGAAAAGGAGGAATCACCTTGTGTCACGGTTTAGGTTCTGTTCGCTTAGGAGCGGCTGCACCATCTGTGGCGCGGTAGGGCATACGGCCATTAGTCGTAGCCTTGGTAACAGGAGGCTTCCACCGGAATGGTGTGTTGCCGAGCACTTCAATTTTCCCTCCCGATGTCTGAAATTCTGCGACATCTTCGGCGATGCGGTCGTGACTTAGATCATTGGTATGGACTTTCGGGGCGTAGACCGAATTCGATTTTGTAGCTGGGTATCGGCCTTTAGTACGCTTTGTTGCCGTCATGACTTGTTTCTCCTATGAGTTTCATTGCGATGAGGCGAACACTCTGCTTGGCGTGTTCGTCGCGTTCAGCGCGGCAGTAGGGGCCGCCCATGGCAAAGGATCTGCAGACGATAGGTCTGCTGGCATAAATGCGACACTTCATCTGTTTCCCTTCTAGTGCTGCGCACCACCCATCTTGGTCCTTGGCCATGACATGCAAGCCTCCGGCCTGATGGGTTGTTAGATGGGCAGGCACTGAATCTTCTTTAACCAAAATTACTGTGAGTCTGCAGCACAATGAATCACAAGTAGCGCACGTGATATTGGCGCTGCTTTCGCGCTCAGCACGGTTCATGTAGTAGCAGTGATCATGTTGCGCGAGTAGTGCAATAGCTGGCCGCGATAGGGCTCTCGGTCGGAGTCATGCATTCGACATCTTGTCAATTTGAGGGCGAATCTTTGCTTGACCAACATCTGGCTGAATTCTTCCCTGCTACTCAAGCCAGGATCTGTTAACACGACTTCGGCCCTAGGTTTGGCGTGGTGTCGCACGACGTTCGCTATGACCTCGGCTTGTGATCGATCATGTAGAACGTCACTGGCTATGATCAGGTCAAAATTTCCCAACGTGGGTAGTTCCCGCCCATGACGAAGTTGATGAAATTGCACGGGTGGCAATCCGTTCAGGGCAGCATTGTGAGCTAGGAATGGCTCGGCCAATGGATGCTCGTCGCTGGCAATCACCTCGACGCCGCGTCGCATCAGCACAATGCTGGCGAGTCCAATCCCACAAGAAAGCTGAAGTGTGCGCTTGCCCTCGATGTCGAAGCGGCACATTGCCTGGGCAAGAAGTTGACCCGATGGCCACAGCTGACCAAATAAGCCCCATTGCGCCGAGGAAATATGAAGACGCTTCCTATGCCCTTCTAAGTCGCTGACCTGCTGCTTATCGCTGAGGATGCGTAGCAAGTAGGAGTCGCCACCGATGGTGACTTTCACATTGCGTGTCTTGACACCGGGCATTGCGCACTCCCGTCGAGCGACCACCCATGGATCTGAGCAGGTAACGCATGAAAAGGAGCGATATGCGCAAATGTCGAAACAGCTGCGCCGAGCGCGAAGCAGGCTAGACCTGTGATTGGATGCTAGCACGCATGAGGGATGATCCGCTTTGGCTCCACCTGTGGCGTAACCGAATTCAGCACCCGTGGTCGGCAGATAGCTCTTCATCCTTCGTGACGATCACCCATTTTTGCGACATGCAGGATGTTGGCAGTTCGGGTACGCGGGCTGCGAGACTGCCTCCAGCAAGACGAATCAAGTTGGGAGATATGCCTATATCCCGTTTGTTTTTCGGGAAAGAGCTTTGGCTACTGATTACGATTCAGCAGCCTATTAATGCAGTGAATTCCGCCATGGAACCAGATTGACGACTCAATGCCGATAGTTGCTTCTCAGCAACTCGAGTTGCTCGGTTGCTGCCAGCATGCTTTTGATCCTATCCAGCACTGCTTCAATGCCATTTCGGCGCTCAGCTTCATTGGGCAGTCCTACTATCGAGCGGAGCGCCTTCTTTGAGAGGATTTCCAGAGAGCGCAAGGTGTCCAGCCGTTTGGAATAGTTCCAAGAATGGGTAGACGCCATCATATCGGCCGCGAAATCATCTAACTCGGCCCGTGCATCGTCATGGTTCATGGCTGATCCGTGCGCGAAGTGCGCGTGTGAGGAACCACCATAGGCTCTTTCTAGCGTTCGTGTATGAATTGCCAAACTTCTGATAGAAATCAAATGGCCGCTTCTGGCCGATAGTCGCCGCCCGGTTTGCGAGCCGCAGGGCTAAACGAACCCCTGCAAGCTGCCCTCCGGCGCCACTCCCAGTTTCACTGGCCAAGTGGCCACCATCTCAATGATGGCCATTCTTGACACCTATCAATCGGTGTACGAGCATTCGCGATGTTACGGGGAGTAGTGCCGGGCCCGGTTCGCCGGGCTTTTTTTTATGTCCCTCTCTGGGGCGCTTGCTGGTTCCCCGCAAACAGGCCCCGTTGGCGGATCATGTCGCACTGTTCCACGGCGCCTACTTGGCTTTGCACGCGGTGCAGCAGCGCATCAATCGAAGCTGCGACCGCGAGTGCGTTCGGTAGGCCTTCTGCGGCAGCCAGTGCTTGACCAGCAATGATCCCGATCTCATGCAATCGGACGGTTCGCTCAGCGTGGGAGAGGGCATAGGCGTGGGTGATCAGCTCGCAAGCAACACCCTCCAGCTTGTTGCGCAGTTCCGAATACCCCATTGCAGCCCCCTGACGCTTATACGCGGTCCAGCGGAGTATGCGCTTGGCTCCCCTGGCTGGTGTGAAGGAGCGCGGCTGGCCATCGGGGGGGGGCAATTCGCGGGCCTGGCTTAATTCGGACCCCGCGAACCTGCAGGCGCTGTACGCGATCTTCGACGACAAGCGGCACCCGTTCTACGAGCATAAGATCGCCGCTTAGGCTTGGATCATTGCTGTTCTGTCAGTCCTCAGAAGCAGGCTGGCTTGGGGCGCATTTACCTTTCTTTTGCTGAGCCATTGCAGCTGTCTTCGCTAACGCTTCATATCGACGCCTGATTTCTTCAAGCTTGTCGTCGTCCATTTCTTCGAGATTGAGCAGCTCGTTGTTCGCGTCGGTTGTAGCCCTGATCAGCTCGTCCAGTTTTATCTGTAACGCTGCCGAATCGACGTTCTGGGTGTGCTGAATGAGGAACACCATCAAGAACGTGATGATTGTGGTCCCGGTGTTGATGACCAGCTGCCATGTATCGTTGAAGCCGAAGATGGGGCCGGTTACCACCCATATGAGAATCACGGCCAGCGCCGCCACGAACGCGCCGAGGGAGCCGGCGGCGCGAGCGGCTTTGCTCGCAACGGAGTTGAAGAGATCTTTTACGTGCATTGCCTGCCTCACGGAGAGCGCGTCAAAGGCAAAGATGATCCAAGTAGGCGAATGGGCCACGTGAAGATCTGTAGCGCCGCCTTGACATGCGCACTTGCACAGTCAGTGATGTCTCCGAAAGCTTGACGTGTCGGCACGCGCAGGCAACGCAGCTCCCGTCAGTCTGCGCCTACGGCAACTGGCCGTAATCGACTGGAGACGGTCATGAACAATCAGCGCGATCAAAGTCAGAACGATCAACGCAACTTCGGCGAGAAGAACAACCCTGGGCAGAATCAGAAGCAGCCCGGTCAGCAGGATCAGGGGCAGCAGCAGAAAAAGGCGCCAGGTCAAGACAACGACGAGGAAGAGTGAGTATTCACTCAACCAAAGAGCCCGGCCAACGGACCGGGCTCTTTGTCTTTTAGCCGAACAGGAGACTCCACTGGATCTCGGACTCCCGATACTTGAATTTGAAACCGTCGAAATCGATTTGGTTGGCGATCTTCCCTTCGTCATCAATCAGGGTGCGCACTTCGATTTCACCACTACCCCGATGCATGATTCGCCTGCCGTCGCTCAGACCGGACTTGACGGGCATCGTTCGAGTAGACAACAGCGTTACAGGGCGACGTTCTTGGCCGGGGCCTTCCAAATACATCGCTACCGATCCCATGGCTGCCTCCATATTGGTTAGGTTGGTGGGCTCCCGCGTTGGGGCGCGGGACCGGGATTCTTTTCCGACCAGGATGAAAACCGCGTAAAGGCGCGAAGCCCGCCACGCATTTACACAAAGATCGCCTGCGCTGTGACCCCCAAGCGCTCGCCGATTCGAGCCATCTCGTTCGCAACCTTGATGCACGGATCGCCAGTGCGCTTCTGCGCTGCGACTTGCATCTCTTGGTACACCTGCCAGAAGCCGGGCCCACTTCCATGAGCTTTGTAGGCGGCGTGCAGCTTCATCCACTCTTCGTTCGACAGGTACTGAGCGCTGTATCCCATTTCAATCTCCCTCGCGTCCTGCCCCTGTTCTCCGACCATAGGCCGTGGAACCTTGCTGAATTGTTAAAGCGGCCGCTGGTTCGCCGCATGTGTGATGGGCAGCTCAGTGTCCTTGTCGCAGGACGTGACATCACCAGCAACCATGCTGGGCCATGCTCCCAACCCCGTACCACTGGCTCGACAACCCCGACACCTGCTACCTGTGCTTCAACTACCAGACTGTCGCGGTGCTGAAGCTGGAGGCGGGCAGGGTAGCCGGCACCCTCAACTGGCAAAGCCGGGTCCACACATTCCGCGTCGGGTCGTCTGAGCGGGCCAGTCGCTGGTCGGATCTATGAGCGGCACGGGTTTTGGACGATGAGTCGTCGAAAGAAGCAGTGGCGTGTCTGATGGCGATGGATGGACGGTGACCCCCAAAACTCTCCCACACCTAGATCCAGCAACAGAGACGCCTGGACGCGATCTCTAACTCGAAATTGTAGAGGGAATTACCGCTTCCACTAGCCAATACACTTAGGCGGCCCCGAAGATTCTCTACATTTAGTGTTGACTAGAAGGGGTGCCCCCACTATCTTGGGGGTCAATTCCTTGGCGCTCCATCGTGAGCAAAATTCCAGAAGAGGCCCAGTGGCTTTTTTTTTGCTCTTTGATTCAACCTCGGGGTTTACAAAGTTCACGGCGCGTGGTGGAATGTAGTTGCTGGAAATGTTCCAGCTTCAAAGTGAAGGGTTCCCATGTACATGTTCGAGGCAATGTTCGGTTCGCAGGGAGGGGCGCGCAATGTTGACTGATTTTGGCAAGGCGCTTCGCAAGCTGCGGATAGACCACAGCCTCACGCTTGGTGGGCTCGGGGAGCTTCTCGGGGTGAGTGCTGCGTACCTATCTGCGGTTGAGACCGGCCGTAAGCCTGTTCCATCCACGCTTTTGCCGAAGCTGCAAGGTCAGCTGGGGTTAGCGGAAGTGGATCTCAGGGGGCTAGAGGTTGCGGCGGCGAAACAAATGAATGAGGTGGTGATGGGGTTAGGTGGCCACCGCAGTGATCGGGCGAAAGAGCTGGCTGTGGCTTTCGCTCGGAGATTCGAGACCATGGACGCTCAGGAGGTAGAAAGGATGTTGGCGCAGTTGGACAAGCTCAAATGAAAGGATGAACGAGAATGAGTGGGTATTGCTTTCAAGTGCCGCCGCTGAGCATCGACAAGATAACGGCTTCCGCCGATCTCTTCCGGCGCTCGCTCGGGGTCACCGAGGATAGGTTTCCCTTGGTAGAAGTTGTTGAACATGCAATTCCCACGTTGTGGGAGGACTTCTCATTCCAGGTGCGAGATGCATCGGAAATGGGAAGCGCCCATGGCTTGACCTTCCCGGAGAGCGCCGAAATCTGGCTTAGGGAGGATGTGTATGAAGGGGTGCTTGAAGGGCAAGGGCGTGATCGCTTTACCCTTGCTCATGAGCTCGGGCATCTCTTGCTCCACAACGGGGTGAGTATGGCTAGGAGCATGAAAAAGCCTAACGAACTCAAGCCCTACGAGAATTCTGAGTGGCAGGCAAACACGTTCGCGGGTGCGCTGCTAATTCCTGTCAGCGTCGCCCAACGACTGAAGACAGAATGGGATGTGGCGGAGTCGTGCGGGGTCAGCTTTGATGCAGCCCGAGTGCGTCTGGATGGCTTGCGCCGCAGGGGGAAGCTCTAAAAAAAACGCGAACCAATGGATGGTTCGCGCGCATGTTCGGTGGATTGTGGAGCCGCCACCAATTTCTTGCATGACTCAGCTAACCGGGGATTCTAACTACATCCGGACTGTCTAGCAAGAACCAAATCTGGCTCCAGAAGGAGGTGTTATGACCGATGCAGAGTCATCCGGCCCCGAAGGGGTTTCGCTGGGTCTACTGCCGCTATCGCCGAGTTCGTAACTCGGAACGCGTGCTGGACGCCCACGACTACGGCTATGAAGCCTGGCGCTTTCTGGTTCGTTGCTAAATAGATGATGTAGTTAGGGACTGGGTATGGGGGCGGTTAGCCGCCCCCTTAGTGGTTTATGCCCTCTTATAAGACCCAGGCAGCGTTCCGTACTCGGTAGGGCGGCACAATTGTTCGTGAACAAGTCATTGAGTACTCGATCATGGCGTAGGCAGGGCTGTTCCCATAGTCCAGTGAAACCCCGCCGTCGAGCGCGGGAGAAAGCTCTGCTGCAGGCGCTGATCAGCAAGCGGCCGGCGGCTGAGGTGAGGGCGCCGAGGTAAGCTCGGCACTCCCTGGACACCGCAAACCAGCGCGCTCTGCACGGGCGCTCTGACGACAAGCGGCACCCCTCACCCGCGACTGGTTGGCGTTACTTTGTGCTGGAGATTCTCGGGTCGCAAGTTCGTGTAACGCTTTAGCGTTGCCCAACTCTCGTGCAGCGTGAACAGCGCGACTTCATGGATTCCATACCCAGCCTCGAACAAGCGACTGGTGGCATCATGCCGCAGGTCGTGGAATCGAAGATCAGCGATCTCCAGGACATGACAGGCGCGGGTGAACGCGGCACCTACTGACTTCGGCTCGAACGGGAAGATCAGCGGGTTGAGCTCGCCATTCGGTAGCTGCTTCCTCGGCTGGCGTTTAATAATCTCCAAGCCCTCTTTCGATAGTTTGAAGACTTTGTGATTGCCGAGCTTTTGGGTAGGGTGCTTTACGTCCCGCAATCTGCAAACTGCTCTGTCGATATCTAGGTCATCCCAGCGGAGCCGCGTTATTTCCTCCTGGCGGCGTGCGCTGTGAATTGCAAACCACATGATGTCGCGCATGGGGATCTCCGCACGTACGTCGCGGCAACTGAAGTTCTCATCCAGAAGCTTGAGTTCATCGGCGGTTGGCCGGCGATCACGTTGCTTCGGCTTTCCAATCAGTCGTTGTTGGCGAAGATACTCCGCTGCGTCATCCAGCTCCTGAATCGGCACTGGAACGCGCAGCGCGACCCGGGCCGCTCGAAATACTTGGCGCAGCCAAATGAGGTCGTTGGCAGCCGTGGCGGGGCCCGCCCCTTCCTTCCGGCGGCCTTGGGTGTATGCGATGAAATCGGCATGGGTGAGCCGATCAACTCGCATGTCTGCTATTGCCCCTTCACCGATCCGAGCAAGGTCTGCCGTCTTGGAGCGGCCCCACGGATTGTCGGCTGCCATCTGTCCCGAATACCAGGTGATCATCTGGGCGACGGTCATGCGCGTGCCAACGGTCTCCCCGCGGGCTCGCTGCCCGGCCAGCTCGGCTTCACGCCTGGTCAGCCATTCTTTAGCGAGAGCCTTGGTCGGGAAGGTCTCTGACTCCCGGTGCACGATCTTTCCCTCGGACTTGAGCCGAATGGTCGCCGTGTAAGATGTGGCGCCGCTGGCCCGCCGCCTGGCCAAGATTGAGCCCATGGTGCTACATGTCCATTTCTGTAGCACTCAATGTAGCACTGCCTTAGCGGCAATGCCCGGAAACCCCCGGAAATACGATGACAATGCAGCAGCCCGAGAATGCAGTGATACAAGACTCTAAGCCCCGTCAGCCTTACGTTTTGGAGGGTTTGAGGCTATCGGTTGCCCCGATGATGGATTGGACGGACCGGCATTGCCGGGTGTTCCACCGGCTGTTGGCGCCGGGCGCGCGGCTGTATACCGAGATGGTGCATGCCAATGCGGTGATCCATGGCGACCGCGAGCGGCTTATCGGTTTCAACCCGGTCGAGCAGCCGCTGGCCCTGCAGCTGGGTGGCAGCGATCCCGATGCGCTGGCCCAGGCTGCCCGAATTGCCGCCGAGTGGGGCTATGACGAGGTCAACCTCAATTGTGGCTGCCCGTCTGACCGGGTCCAGGCCGGGCGCTTCGGTGCCTGCCTGATGCGCGAACCTGAATTGGTTGCTGAATGCGTCGCGGCGATGGTGGCGGCGGTGGATATCCCGATCACGGTCAAATGCCGCCTGGGTGTGGACGAGGACAAGGACTACGACGTGTTTGCCGGTTTTGTGGACCGGCAGGTCCAGGCCGGCGCTGCGATGGTGGTGGTGCATGCCCGCAATGCCTGGCTCAAGGGCTTGTCGCCCAAGGAAAACCGCGAGATCCCGCCGCTCCGCTATGAATGGGCCTACCAGCTCAAGCGTGAGCGTCCGACGCTGCCGTTGGTCATCAACGGTGGCATCGCCACGGTCGAGGCCGCACAGCAGCACATGCAGCACCTGGACGGGGTGATGCTCGGCCGTGCGGCCTACCACGACCCCTACGTGCTGCATGCCCTGGACTGCGCGCAGACCGGGCAGCCGCTGCGCGGCCGCGAGGAACTGCTGGTTGCGCTGCGGCCCTATGTCGAGGCACAGCTGGGTGCCGGCCTGGCCTTGAAGCACATCACCCGCCACGTGCTCGGCCTGTTCCATGGCCAGCCGGGCGGGCGCGGTTTCCGCCAGGTGCTCAGCGAGGGCGCGCACCGGCCGGGTGCCGACTGGGCACTGGTCGAGCAGGCATTGGAGGTCACCCGCCAGCAGGCCGCACGGGTTGCCTGA